TGTGTGCTTGCCACTCCTGCAATCAAGATAAAGGTTATACTCCTGTGGAAGATTGGTATCTTTCTCAGGAGTTTTTTGATGTAGACCGTTACGAAAAAATCAAAAGTTGGATGGAACCAGAACCAACTGTAACTCTTTACAGGTATGGTTCAAGAAGGAATAATTGTGCCTGATAAATATATCAGATAGCAGTACATACTGCTTTATTCTGGTATATACCGACAGACATAATGGCAAATCCAAAGATTTTTATTAGGCGCTCAGCAACGCCTAATAAGGTTCCCACTAGCGATCAATTGGCGCTGGGTGAACTCGCGATCAACACAAACGATGGTAAACTTTACCTGGAGAAAGACCCCAATGGGGTGGGTATTGGTACGACCGTTGTTTGTGTCAACCCATTTAATGTCGGTGTCGGTTCGTTAAGTTACGATATTAATTTTACTGCTGGCGACGTTGGTATTGGTACTGACAATGTTAGCACTGCTGTAGGTTCCAATAATACTGCGGTTCTTGCTGCTGGTATTGTTACTGCCTATAAACTTTATGGTGATGGTTCTGCGTTAACCGGCCTTTCTCAATCTGGACTGGCAACCGTTACGATGACCAGTAGTGCTCCCAGTTCTCCTAATTCTGGAGACCTTTGGTGGGACATTGACGTTGGTGAACTGTATGTTTATTATAATGATGGTGATAGTGCCCAGTGGGTGGAAACCTCTGGTGGTTCTGCGTTAGATATCGTAGGTAAGTTTGTTTCTAACGACACTGGTATTCATACCACTCGTAATGTTGGTATAGGAACTACTACATCTGGAGGTGCTGTACACACTAGTAACACTGCGGTTCTGAATGTTGGTATAGTAACTGCTAATTTCTATTATGGCGATGGATCGAAATTAAGTAATCTTCCCACCAGTACTGGACCTCAAGGTGTTCAAGGTGCCACTGGTGCTACCGGTCCTCAAGGTAACCAAGGCGTTCAAGGTGCCACAGGTTCAGGCGGGTCTACAGGACCTACAGGTCCTCAAGGTAATCAAGGTGTACAAGGTGCCACTGGATCAACAGGTGGCACAGGTAGCACGGGTCCAACAGGACCTCAAGGTGCTGAAGGAAACTTTGGCGGTGCTACTTTCTACTATACTTTTGAATCTAATACTACAAATGCAAATCCTGGTGCGGGAGATATTAGATTAGATAACTCTACTCAGAATGCAGCGACAGGTATCTACATTTGCGATACTGATGAAAACGGTAATGATATTTCATCCTATCTGCAGACTATTGATGACTCTACGAGCACTATCAAGGGTCATGTCAAGATTTCAAATAAAACAGACGCAAGTCAATTTATATTATTCACGATTTCCAGTCTGACTGACAACACTGGTTATTTTGATATTACAGTAAGTCCTGTTGATTCGTCGGCAACTAATCCTTTCAGTGCCAACGAAGACATTATAATCACTTTTGCTAGAACTGGTGACAAAGGTGATACTGGTGCAACAGGACCTCAAGGTAATCAAGGTGTCCAAGGTGCCACTGGTTCTACTGGATCAACTGGACCTACAGGTCCTCAAGGTGTCCAAGGTGCTACGGGTGCTACTGGTTCAACAGGACCACAAGGTGTTCAAGGTGCTACAGGAACCGCAGCAGGTGGAGCAACTGGTGTTGACTATAATGACGATGTAAAGGTTCGTTTTGGAACTGGTAATGACTTAGAGATTTATCACAACGGCAGCAATTCTTTTATTGATGAGGCAGGTACAGGTAGTCTTGTTATCCGCTCAAATGATACTAATATTCAAAAATACACTGGTGAAACTTGCGCTCAGTTTACTGCTGACGGAGCTGCCTCACTTTTCTATGACAACAGCAAAAAGCTTGAAACCAAGTCAGACGGCATTGATGTAACTGGCGAAGTCCAGTGCGACTCACTCGATGTTGATGGTGCGGTAAACATTGACGGAAGCAGCGTTACTTATGACTCAAGCAATGGCCTAAAACTGGCTGACAACGTACAGCTTCGTTTTGGCGCTGACAATGACCTCCGAATTTATCACGACGGCAGCAACAATTACATTCAAGGAAGCAGCGGGAATGTACTTATTAAAGGCGCATCTGCAGATTACATTCAATGCGTTGCTTCTACTGGTGTCGTCGAGATTAAGCACAATGGCACAACAAAACTTGCAACCAGCGCAACCGGCATTTCGGTAACAGGCCAGGTCAACGCATCAACGATGCACCTGACTGATGGCAATGGAATTCATATTGGTAATAGCAACGACCTGCGAATTTATCACAACGGTAGCAATAGTTTCATTGATGACGCTGGTACTGGCGATCTCTACA